TTCTGTGGTTGGTGAAGCTGGTGTTGTGAAACTGGTTGTTCGTGACAAGAAGAATGATACTTCTAACGAATACTCTGTTATTGTTGGTGAAACTTCTGATGAGTTTACCTTGAATTTCAAGGTTGAGAATATCAAAATTCTTCCTGGTGCTTATGAGGTAGTGATCTCCAAGAAACTCTTGTCTCGGTTCACCCGTGAAGATAAGAATCTTGTATATTACATTGCCTTGGAACCCGATTCCTCCTATTCTGGTTGAGTAACATTTGTAAGTATTATTTAGAAAAGTTAGAACAATTATTTAATTATTACAAAACTTTGAGGAACTAACTTTGAATATATTTGTTACATCTCCGTGGCCAGCAGAAAGTGCAATAGTACTTCCTGATCGTCACGTAACTAAAATGGCTCTAGAATGCTGTCAAATGCTTTCTATTGTGGCATCAAAAAAGTGGGGACACGATTATGGAACTCTTCCGAAGAAAGACGGAACTCCATATGCAACGGAGAAAGGTGCTTTTCGAAATCACCCCTGTACTCGGTGGGCAGCAGAATCAATTGATAATGCTTATTGGTTAATCAAGTGGGGTATGAATCTCTGTGATGAGTATTCTGTTCGTTACGGAAAGACCCATTCGTGCTATAATACTCTTCTGGATGCTTACTATCTTTTTCCCAAAGGAAAGATTACTAAAGTGACTCCGTTTGCTCGTGCGATGCCGGATGAATGGAAGTATGATGATAGTATTGACACCTTTACTGCTTATAAGAGGTATATTGCCTCTAAACCTTGGGTTGCGGATAATTATCTCCGTATGCCCCAAAGACGACCTTCGTGGATTTGATTTATTATGAGTGATTTCTTATGGTGCGAACGACACCGCCCAAAAACAATTGAAGATTGTATTCTTCCTGAGCAAACTAAAAAGTCGTTTCAGGATTTTCTAAATAGTGGCGAACTGCCTAACTTGCTTCTGTGTGGTCCTGCTGGTGTGGGAAAAACCACCGTGGCAAAGGCATTATGTAATGAATTGGGAGTAGATTGTTATGTCATCAACGGATCCGACGAAGGTAGATTCCTCGATACTGTCCGAAATAATGCGAAAAACTTCGCTTCGACCGTCTCACTTTCGTCAGATGCTAAACACAAAGTCATCATTATTGATGAGGCAGATAACACGAGCAACGATGTTCAACTCCTCTTACGGGCGTTTATTGAGGAATTTGCTGGTAATTGCCGATTCATCTTTACCTGCAACTACAAGAACAAAATCATCGAACCTCTCCATTCCCGATGTGCCGTCATCGACTTCACAATCAAAGGAAAAGAAAAGACCAAGTTGGCAGGATCCTTTTTCAAGCGTCTACAAAACATCTTGGATAATGAGGGCGTCAGATATGATCCGAAGGTCCTTGCGGAACTGATAAACAAGCACTTCCCAGACTTCAGAAGGGTCACCAACGAATGTCAAAGATATTCAGTTAGTGGTGAAATCGACTCTGGAATTCTTGCATCTTTCTCAGACATCTCTGTAAATGAACTTAATAAGCATCTAAAGGAAAAGAACTTCCCTGAAGTTCGTAAGTGGGTTGTTTCCAATTTGGATAATGACATCAATATCATTTTGCGTCGTATCTATGACTCCTTGTACGATGTTCTTGATGGACCTTCTATTGCCGCCGCTGTTCTTGTTATTGCTAAGTATCAATATCAATCGGCATTTTGTGCCGACCAAGAGATTAATCTTCTTGCTTGTTTAACTGAAATTATGGTGGAGTGTAATTTCAAGTAATGTAAAGAAAAAAACATAAACTATTGTAATGTTGGAGTTGAATTGAAAATGAAAAATGTTGCTTATCGCTATACCATTCGTGGAAATTATGCTACAGATTATAGGGGTGTTCCTTTTGCTGTAGAAGAAGGAAATGGATTGATGGTGAATCCAGATTTACAGAGAGATAAAATTATTGGGGGTGTTTGTAAAGAAATTAAAGAAGATACGTTAGAATTGATTTACGAAATATGGGAAGTTGATGAAAATAAGTTCAAA